TTGCCGGATTGCCACCGTCAAGGGAATCAATTTTAAAAACACCCCTCACCTCAATTTGACCAACTGCTAAATGGGCTGTACCATTGGCGGCGTTTGCTCCCTTTGTTAGTCGATAGAGTGCTCGCGGATCGTTTTCGTTTCCAGTTATACTGAAGTTTTCCTGAGACGAACCAGTGGCTTGAACCTCATAGACTTTTTCATATGTGCTGCCACCATCCACTGATCTTTCAAGCGTTAATGTGTCAGTCCAATTTGTTCCAGTTGTAGTAAAGGTCCAGTCGCCAAAAACCGGGATAGTTCCAAATGACTTAGCTCCACCAGTTGTTAAGTCATAAGATGCGTGTTCGGCATCTCTATCAACCCTCCACTCCCATTTGCTGCCAATGTGACCAGTTTCAAATGTGTCAGCAGATGCTGTCATTGTTGTGCTTCCACTGTAAGAGCCGGGAAGGAGCGTAGTTGTAGATGTGTTCTGGGAAAGCGTTGGAGGATATGAATAGTCTATCTTCTCTAATCGCCAATCAGTTTCAGCATATCTGCTCAACTTTAATGGTTCGTAAGACTCATTAGCAAAGTACATTACGTCATTTACTTGGGCAATATGTGGCTTGCCCTGTACACTTTGAGCATAATTAGTAAAGGATGCCGGAATTTCGTAAATAAAAATTCCACTTGTATTGGTTTCGGTTAAGGCAAGCCACTCATTTGAGTCAAATGGATTGGTTGCCGTGCTTGTTCCAAATCCGTTGTCATAGGCATAAACTACCCCACCATTCTTAACCAACTCACCATATCTATAACTGTATGGTGACGCAAATGCTTGAACATCATTAATGTCTACGGTTACACAAGAATCCTGAGCACTGGTTTGAGAACTGTCAAAGAAGCGCATATACGTTCCGTCGCTCTCAATGACATAGTTTGTAGATTGGTCAAACCTAAATGGAATTAAATTGAATTGACTTGCTTTTGCTTCGCAAACATATTCAAAACCCCTCATGCGTTCCGCTGGCCCATATTTGAGAGGCCAAAAACCAGTACAGGTCTTAAGGGCCGCCGAATAGTCCTCAAGGTCAGTCCTGCCATCTAAGAGCGGGGACCACTTGCCAGCATTGAAACGATTAATTCGTGACCACAGACTCATACGCTATCAGCTCCAGAGTGAATACCGTCCCAAACGGAATAAGCGTATTGGTTGTCCACTGGGCGTCTGCGTTGTAGGCTGTCTGTAAATTTAGCCTCTTCAACCTTTCGCTCATACAATGAGTAAAGTCCTTCAGCTAATCCTTTGTCATCCGTAATTGCAGTTGAACAAGTGGATGCGAGGTGTAAGGCAATGGACTCAACCAGTAAAGCGTCAAACAATGATGTGTCCGTTATGTCTTGAATGTAGGTAATCTTAAGAGGTGCGGCCAAATCCGTATGAATGTACTGACCCTTTAGCTCCCATTCACGATAATGCAAATCCTCTAGGTCTGTGTTGCCAACATTGACAAGCCTTAAAGAATCCTGTGGGACAAGAAACCTTCTCGCCCATGTATGCGTAGGCGCTGTTGCATCGGCTGATAAACTAATGTCAACCTTTGCCGCTCCCCATGTATGAGAACGCAAAACCTCCCGACGACTAAAATCGTAGCGAAAGGATAACAACTCGGCAGTTGGCGAGGTATCCGTGAATGGATCGGCGTACCTTCTTTCCCCCAAATGGGTTGCCGCTAAATTCACTAAATCAGTTGACGTCACAGCCATAAGGAACCTCCCATCTTTCTGAATGCCTGTTGTTTTTTTCCCTGTTCCATTTGGTTGGTACTACTTGTAAATTATTTGGGTGGTGCTTGCCGCCTTTTGACAAGGGCACAGTATGATCCACTTCAAATGTCCTTCTGCCTAAAATTTCGTTAAGACGCTCGCATTGCATATAGGTGCCTGCAATAGCTTCTTTTTCTAGTTCCGTTAGCTCTACCATGCAATTTCTTTTTATGGCCCTTTTCCTGCTCTCGAACTCCCTAGCCTTGGCTCTTATTTTATCGGGGTTTGCTTTCGCCCAGTCTCTGCTCGTTTGAGCCATCTTCTCCCTGTTAAGCTGGGCATACTCTCTGTTTTTGGCTTTTCGGGCTTCCTTGTTTCTTTGATAGTCTAACCTGTTTTGCTCCCGACGCCTTTCCATATAAACTGGATCGGCTTTGTTTTTATGGTAATTACTCAAGGAATGTTTTCGCACCATATCGGAATACCCCTCTGGATCTGTTGATTTTTTGCGTTCTCTATACCTTCTTTGCTTTTCTGCCGAGAGACGCCGAATCCGATCTTCCTTGGTTTCAACAATGTCGGTGCTGGTTACTGCCATAGTAAATAAATTAGCTCCAAGATCCTGCCCCCAATTGTGAGGGCAGAACCTGGAGAGAAAACTAGGCCGAAGCCTAGCGGGTTAATTAGTTCCTACTGCTCGCTGTAGTTCTCATCAGCGATAGCCAAGTAGAACACGCAAGAAGCTGCGGCTGGAGTTCCAGAAGTCGCAATCGTTACGACTACGTCTTGTAGAGCCTCTGTAGCTGCAAATGGAGTATCCTCACCAGCGGGGATCGCACCGTCACAGAATGACGTTTGATCCGCAGCGGCGGCGATGTCAATACCATCTGCGTAACGATCTGGATCGGTGCTGTCACCAATGTCGAGCGTTAGCGTTGTTCCACCGTCATCGTGAGAGACGTAGGATAAGCCAGGAATAACAGTTTGGCCTACTTTCAGGCGATACAAGTTAAAAGTATCCGCTGCCGATTCAGTACCAGCAAGGTCGCGACGAATGCGAACCATGCGGATATTTGCGGCTGTAGGATAGGTTTTAACGCGAGAATCGCCATTAGAGCCAACCTGGTTTGTGTAATAAGTTGCGTCAGTTACTGCTGCCATAATATTTTACCTCCTAGATTAAGGGCTTTGGTCTGCCAGAACTTCAACAACACCTTCTTCTTCAACGCGAGATGCGCCGATGTCCTGCTCTGCCCAAACTTGCCAAGAGTAATTCTTGGTGGGGAGCTGCTCGACTTTCGCACTGAATCCAGAGGTGATACCAGCTACAAGAGCGCTCTTTGTGTAAGCAACACAACGCGCGTAGTCAGATCCATTAACGTCAACCGTCTGAGTTTGAATGAATTCAAATCCCATGAAGTAATTAACTTCACCGTTTATCAATGCTTTAACATTGGCAAAATCGGCGTCGCTAACTTGGCTTACGTTGTTCAACAGATCATCCAACTGCTCTTGGCGATGGACGAAGTATTTCTGTTCTCCCATTGGGGTCTCGTTTTGTCCAAGAATAGACTTGGCTTCAATGAGCTTTCCAAGGGTCAAACCTTCGTTAGAACCGCTGAGGTTTACAGCAACTTGCTGACCAGCGGGGAATGAAACGGCAGTCTCGGAAGTAGCTCCGCTAACTTTAGCGTAGTTCGTGCCGAGAGCGTTTTCGAGAACGATGGTGTCAAACCGACGACCGAAGTAGGCCGAAGCAACCTGCACGTATGGACCGAGGAAATCGGCAATCGAGCGGTTGCGGTCAGGCATATCAATAAGATCTGCCCAGCGTTCTGGGTTAGCAACAAGCTTGCGGGTGTCGTGCGGAGTATCAATATACTGCGTATCGGCATGGCGTTCAAACTCTTGGTGGCCAGTTACAGATCCAATCTGCGGCAACCACATAGTTTCACCACCAACCATATTACGCTCGGCGACCTTGCCCTTAAGACGAGAGGCACCCTGCTGATACTGAATATGCACATCCGAAGCAAACTTTTGTGAGAATGCGTTTGGGTATTGTGAAGACATATTAGTTATGTGTTAGTTTATAAGTTTCAGTTTGTTCCTGTTCCCGGACCATCCGGCAGGGGGCTTCGCTCTCTCAGGGCATTTGCTTGTCTGAAAAGATTGAAGCGCCCATTATACTAGATTTAAACTGAAATGTCAAGCATAAAATTTAATTATTTTACGAAATAGACAATGAAGCCTTTTGCTCAAACAGATCCAACACGCGTTTATGTATGGCGGGATCACCGTCGCGGTATGCCGTGTAGTACGGATTTGACGGATTGTTCTGTATGTCGTGGATTTGATCGTCTATGCTTTGTGCAGATCCAATTCGTCCACTCTCTACACCCCTAATCTTGGAGCCCATCAGCGTTTCATACTGCGAGGCCAACTTGCCAGCAAACCCAGGCATTGTCCAAAACTCGGAAACATCCAATCCCAAGTGCTTGGCTACCGTCTGGGCCTTGTCCAGTGCTTGCTGATATGACTCACCGCCTCTTGGACCAAACTCGGACTCAAGTGACTGTATCGCCGTTTCAGCACTGGCTTGAGAAGCCTGCTCTTGGTTGCTGCTGTTTTGCTCAAGTGCCTGCGCTATGTTGGCATATAACTTGGAAGCCTGCTTTTGCGACAGTCCAGCCTCATGGAAAATCTTGTCAGTTTGCTCTTTGGCTTCTGGGGGTAGCCCCTCCGGTGCCTCGTAGCCATCTGGTGTTTCCGGTCTACCTAGAGCCTTGTAAGTTTGATCCCAAACCTCATCACCATCATTGTCGGTGGGAATGGGCATCTTGTCCTTTGACAGCATACGCTCAAGGTTAAGGTAGGACTTTGCCAAGCTTCCAACCGAGTTAAACTTGTCGCCTAGTGCCTTGTACTTGTCCGGGTTCTCACCCTCGTCAAGGGGCATGCTGGCAAATACATTGTCCGTAAAGGACAGGTCGTCGCCAATCATATCTTTCAAGTTGACGCTGGCAGCTTGCGGTGCCTCTACAGATGCTTGCGGCGTTTCCACAGATGCTTGTGGCGTTTCCACGGATGCCTCTACTGGTGTAGGTGTTTCAACTGAGACTGCTAATGGGTTTGTGCTTTCTTCGCTCATTATACTACTCCTCCTGCGTTTTTATATCCGACAAGGTATTCGCTCTCAAGAACGCCATCATAGCCATACTCCTCGGCCCTGTAGCCATTTCTTGAGCTGGCATCATTGAACCCGTCCATTTGAGCCTTTACGCATTTCTTCGTAAAAGATAACTCGCCCCTTTTCTTCTTTGGGTTTAAGATTGTCTTTCTGCCATCAAACCTTATTGAAAAATCTTCAGGGTGGGTCTTGTGCAGCCATCTAACAAAATCCGGGTTCTTGTCCCCCAAGTTTGTTTTTAAGCCAGGTGCATCTGGATAAGCTTCCGCTATTGGCAGCTTGCACCTTTCTTTTACTGTGATGTCCTCGGCCTTGGCTTCGGGCATGGTTTTGGAGGCCACCTTCTTGGTAACCTTTTTTGCAGCTTTTTTAGTTGTCATATTTCGTTGGTGATTATCCCAAACGGATTATCCGAATGAGGTCTATCGAAATTCTCTAAAGAGCGCATGTGCTCAATGTAATTGACTATGCGGCCAAGGAAGTAATAACTCCTAAGCTCGTCATTGCCAATTTTGGGATCAATGTCAAAGCGGTTCATTCGAGATATTTCCCGAAGATGCTCAAGCACTGTCTGCCCATAATCGTTATTAAAGCATTCTTGATATGCCTTAATTATGTCCTTCTCTCCCTTTTCCATAAATCGCAAGCTACTATGTAGCGCTAGCATTATTGACCTATGCCAGATAACTGGCTAGCCGCTTGCCCAGCCATTTGCAACTGCTCCAACTGCTGTGTAAGCATGGCAATCTGCTGATCCCTGTCCTTTAACTGGTCAATGGTGGCATCGTCATTTATAAGTTCCGCAGGGACCGTGGAGTTGATTGCAATCTCCTTCAGGCCACGCTCCCAGTCTAGCGATCTTGCCCCGGCTCCCGGAACAAACGCCTCGATCATTTGGGCTGCCTGAGCAACTCTGACCAGTCCCTGCGTGCGTTGAGACTTAACAGCTAGAGCTATTCTACTGTTATAAACAACGCTAAAGTTACTAACCTCATCAAGACCCTCCGACTCAAGGATGTCATTAAAGTCGCCAATAAGGTACATCTGAATGAAGACGTTCTCGATAACCTGATTCAGGCACTCGTCTACGATGTTCTGGAAGATGGGAGTGAACAACTTAAGCTGCTCCTCTGCCTGCATCTGCACCTCAAATGCCGTCTTCTCGGTTGTCGCGATGTCCTGCTGTGTAAAAAACTTAAACATCTCGTTGAAGAATGCAGACTTAATCTGACGCTCCAGCCTGCGAATGAACCAGTCAACGCTGTTAATGTCAAACGGCACTACGTAGGGTTGTGGAACGCCATTTGGTACATGCGGGTCAAACATAATCTCCCCACCAGCGCGATCATCCTTTCGGTAGGAACTGTCCTTGGGAACCAGCATTGGGGGACGAACACCCTTCTCCACGGCAACACTAATATCCCGAACCGCACGGTTAAGAACGCGAACGGTGGGGTAGGACTGTGTGCCTGGTGATCTTCCAAAGCCAGCGTCATGTCTGCTTT